GTTCCGCCGCCCGGAAGCCAGGGCGCGCGAAAGATGGTGAATCGCAAAATAAGGAAGCCGAGCTGCACGGTGAGGGGTCAGTTTCGCCCCACACCGCGTGAGCACCCGGGTCGCCCCCGGGAGTGCCGCGCGCGTATCCCCACGGACGGTCGTCGTGCAACCACCCACCTTACTGAAGGCAGGGTCTACTGGGCCAGCTCCTAGATACAAAGCAGGTCCGCCCCAAAACCTACGACACAGATGCCTTGTACGTGCACCGAATGTCCCGCACTTCGAGCGGAAGGTCTCGGCGAGGAGACGCCCCTGGTAATCCGAGTACCTCTGGCGCAAGCCCGCGGCGCGAAAGCGCCTGAAAGCTTGTCCCCACGTTCCTCGGAACCCATCGGCGCCCCACGGGTTGATTCCCCGTCGAGTTCTCGTGTTTCCAGCGCCTCTGATTGGTTCGCCCCGATCATGCGCTCCGCTGTCGCCACGCTACGTACCGTCGAGCAAACGACGTATGGCCCAGTGAACCACGACTATTATCAAACAGCAACCGGGCTCATTGAGCTCGTGTTCGAAGACCCGGAGACGACAGGGCTCTCCGGGTGGCGGTGTGCACGTTGCGACGAACAGTGGACAAAGGCATACCAAACGGACGGGAATCTTCCCGTCCCGGCGGGTTGTCGGGTCTGTTCGCGCCTCGTGCATGCGGCCGACGTGTTGCACGCCGAGCTGCAGCAACGTGCGGCCGTGCGGGCTGACTGGCACGGTGCCTCTCAGGCCCTCGCCGCCCTTGGGGCGCGTCTTCGGCGGGCCGCGTTGTCGCTTGCTGAAATACGCATCGCCCTCCAACGGGGCTGCGTCGAACGTAACCCTGGGTGGCTGCATTTATTCTTCAGCTTGGTCACCACCCTGGCTGCCTGGGCATCCTTTTATCCGCGGCGCGTTGATGCTGAGTCGGGCTGGCCTTGGGTGGCCGTCTGCACATCATTCGCCGCTGGTGCGACTGCACACTGGCTCATCGGCCGGCACGCACGGTTGTGTGACCGGTGTTGGTCGTTCGGTCGTGCAGGTACGCGTGGGGCTAGGCGAGCCGCGCATCATTTTGCCCGACGCGTCTATGTATCCCTTACTGGCCATGCCAGTCGACGCACCCTCGCCACCGCGATCGGCGCCGTCGCTGTCACCACACTCGTTGGGGCTGCATGGTATGCACGTCGTGGCGAGTGCGATGACTGTCGCGTTGCGTGGCACTGCGTGCCGCGGCGCACATTGTACTGTCAGTTACGACGAACAATTGGGGTCAAGCCCACAGGCACCTTTTGGCGGGCCTTTGAGCGTGATTCAGCGCCCCTCATGGCGGTCGACCTACCCCAAAGTGCCGGTGACGAAGATTGCGTTTTCTATGCGCTTTCCATAATCGTTGGCTCTGACCCTCGCACCGGTTGGGCGTCCCGCGCAGGCTATGTGCGCGCCCTCCAAAATAGTGGACGACCCGCGCTCGCAGCGGCCGTTGCACAGGGACGCGGGTTGACCGACGATCAATTTGCCGATTACGAAGCCTTGATGCGTCGCGAGTCACCGCAGCTCATGCACGGAGTGAATTTCGCTCGCACGCGTAGCGCGCGTTCAGCGTACGAGGCGATGGCCAGGGCGCACAACGCGAAGCGCCATCTCGTGTTCTCGCTTGCGAAGGACGGGAAGGAGCACGCGTACGCCTACGTCCACCGAGATACACTGGAATCGGATTTCAATGTTGAACAGTTGCGCGAGTGGGAAGCTGTGGGGCTCAAGACGACAGCCGACGCGCACTGCGTGTCACCATCGCTCGTCACTGCCCCGCCCGCCATTGTCCAGGTCGTGACCTCATCCGTCCCAACACCCCTAACCAGCGTACCCGTCTCTCAGCAGTTGCCCATTTATGGGCATCGGCAGAGCGTCCCGGTTGTCGAGTCGGATGTGCGCTCGTACGACGGGGTTTACCCGGCCGTGGCTACGGCTGATGCGTGGTACGAGAAGACTACCGATATGTCGTACCGGCACATGACGCGCGCGGGTTCGCGTGAAGTCCCATATCCAACAGGGACCATACAAGCGTCCGAGGCCCACGTGCTCATAATCAAGCCTGGCCCCGAAGCTTGGTCGCTCACGCTGTCCGACGTGCCGGAATCAACCGACACCGTGGAGTACGTGCGAATAACGACCGACGGGATGGTGGCTTATGGTCACGAGGGAGTCCTCGTCCCACGACCTGTGCTCACACACGCTGCGCGCTACTTTGCCGGGGTGAAGACGCCCGTGCCGTGGCACATCGTCGACGATTTTCGTCGAAAAGCCCCGGAGCAACTCGCGGCCGTGCGTGCTGGCAACAAAATTCCCTATCGACCGGCGTCTGTTGTCATGGCCCAGAATGAGGTCATCGAAGCGCTTGTCGCCTATGGCGTTCAAGTGTCGCACACCTCGACGGCTAGACTCGACGCTCTGTTGCGTGACATGCCACGCACTCCCGTCAACCGCCTGGAGAATACGCGGGCCGGCCACGTTGAAGTTCGTCTCGGGGTGGGCCTTTGGGCTGCCTGGTACGAGCGTCGGTTGGCCGCCCTCACGCCACAGAAGGTCGACCAAATCTTGTTGTGTTTGGTCGCCGCTGTTGCTGCCGTTGTCATTGCTGCGTGCGCGTGGCCGGCAGGGGCGAGCTGGCGCGTAGAGGGGTTTGTCTGCCCCGCAACGTACATGCAACGTCACTCGGCAAACGCCGGGACGTTGTATTACTTCTTCGGAATTCGGCATATGGCAGCGCCCCTTCGCGTCGTCGGTTCCGCATTCGCGCATCTCGCTGTCACACTCGTCACCATGTTGGGTGTTGGACCCGCACGCGTGTACTGTGGCAACGACATGACATGGTACGTCGTCACGGCTAGCGCGATAGCGGCCTTCGCCGCCGTCACTGCGGCCCTGCGGTTGGCCGTAACTCAGCCCACACGCGTTGGTTCCAAGGACCTGTACCATGACCCCGCCGTTGGGCCAACGCCACACATTGTACATGATACGGCCGCCATTATCCCCTGGTCGCAATACTCGGAACAGGAACATCGACCCCACAAACGTAAATGCCCGTGCACCCGTGTGGAGAGATGTCTCCGCCACATTCCCGAGCGGTGCCAAACTTGTGGCGTCGCGTGGAATAGGACCAATTGTGCGTGCGGCGCGCCTTTGCGCGTCGGCTCCTTCACGCCAGCCGTGGACTCGGGGCGTCCGCTCCAAGAACCGACCGACGGGCGTTTGTCCGGCCAGGCGCGCGAAATTGCGGGTCCCACAGCGACGCGGGGCCTGCATCTTCACGCCATGTGCCTGCCGCGGCACATGCCGGTGCGCACAATACAGGACTCGCGGAACCTTGAGCGAGCCATACGCAACCGCGTGTTGGTGCGCAAATGTCGGCCAACGGATGAAGCGCTAACGAGGTACGAAAACTACTGGATGAGCCCGAGAGTTGTGCGGCGCTATCTTGGTCGCGGGCGTGTGATCGTGCGCACTGACGAGGCACAGTGGTTGCGCCGATTTCGGCCAGACCAGCAGGTCGAGATTGTTTCCGACATGCGTAGGGTCTATGGGGGTTTTCGCAGCATCACACGCGTCGACGCGTTGCTCGACGCTTTTCTCAAGAATGAGAAACTCATGGAACGCGCTGTCGTCACGCGTTCGGCGGATGGTACCACGCTCGAGCTCTACGACTATGACGGAGGCGTCATACAGTCGTTGCGCCGGTCGGCGAACTTGGCAGGCGCGCCGTTCCAGCGACCATACGCTAACCACGTGAAGCGGAGGATGTGGGTCCCACCGCACCCCGCGCACTACGAGGGCACCGGAGGCGGGCCGCACCGGTGGTTACGGATATGCACCGGACGCACAAGCGTCGCGGTCGCTGCAGCCATCGCTGAGATAGCCACACGCGGCACCCATGTCCCGTACTGCGCCGACTGGAAGAGGTTCGACGCCTCACCACACGAGCGGATTATTGCTGTGGAGACTGCGCATCAATTGCACTATGGGTTGGCGTCCGACCCCGCTGCCCATGCTGCCATGCTAGCGTTACATCGCGGCGTCGGCGTCACGTCCAGCGGGCTGCGGTACGCGAATGAGGGGACCATCCGTTCTGGTGAGTCGGGCACGACGATTAAGGGCTGCAAGGTCAATGGTCAAATAACCTTGCTAGCCCTGTCCGACGCGTTGCGGGAGGCCCCCGGGTGGTGTGAGGCCAACTGCTATGTGTTCGTCTCTGGCGATGACTCTGTTGTGTTCGTGCCGAGTACGCACGCTCACCTCATGGAAAGGTTCAATGAGTGTGCCGCGCCGTATGGGTTTAGTGCCGCCATACGACGTGTGACCCCGCAGACGATAGACTTCCTCGGGTGTTGGCTCGAAGAAGTCACGTTTGCGAACGGGAAGACGGGCCACGTGCTCGTCCCGATGCTAGGGCGACAGCTCCCGAAGATCGGGTTCTGCACACAACAACGCGGGACCACCGAGCGTGAGTGTGTCCAACACATGTCAGCAGTCATGCGTGGACTGCTTGCCACGACGCGAACTCATCCGTTGTGGGCCGCCGTG